ATACGAGTAAGATTGTTTGATCTAAATCGCAATGGAGCAGGAAAAGGGTCAATATTTGGATTGATAAGTTGGAGTTTCTTTTTCTGTTTTCTCACGTTGGCTTTTTGTTGCAAGCGTTGATTTCTTAATTGTTGTTTTGTCATAGACAAAAAGGAGTTTGATTGATATAAATTGGTAAGTTTTATATAAACCTTCGGGGCAACAAGTGCCCCGGGAAAAAGGATGAAAAATCACAATGAATGATGGATGACGGTGAGGTATATTACCCCATTTTTTCGGTAGCGCCGCGCAACAATCCCGCGCTCAAGGGGTACCAGCCCTCAAGACACGTTACCATTCATTATGACCTAAAATCTAAATAAAATCTATGTTTATATAATACTTAGAGCATGACTGCAGAAGAGACATTTTGAGTTTCGATAAAACTATCCAACGACTCAAAATCTTGCAAAGTGACAGCTTTGTCTATGATACGTTCCATTTTAAGTTGACGTGCAATAGTTATATGAAAGTTTCTAGCATAAAGAAATCGCGATTTATCAGTAATAACAGGTTTAACAAATTTAATTGTATGAAACAATTTTAAAATTTGGTTTTCCCACCATCTTTGGTTGGGATCGACGAGAATACTACCGGGACCAATAATTTGTAATACTTTGTAAGCTAAATTACCAGCAATAGGTGTGTCCCTTGCTAGGACAAATAATGACATAGCTTTGGCCCGTAGTAAATCCACCTTCTTCTCATTGCAACAACCTAAATAAGATGGGTGGCACGTCCAAAAAAGACGCGTTATGTTTTCAGGTTCAATAATAGTTAAACATTCATCAGGATGAAAAATATTTCCGCAGAATGTTGTGTCAATTAAAGAAGTGACATATTTCATTTTGATTTTGAAACCTAGTTGTGTAAACATTTGTTCAGTATAAAATGGTGTGTTCATCCCTATTATGGCATCATCACCCTCGACAAAACAGTCAACAGTTTGGTGATTCTGTTCAGCCCAAAACAATATATTCATTAAGTTGCTGAACCCATTCCCCAAAGATGTCCACATTTCTCCGGACATACGTGATCCATTAACATAGCCGTCATAGATATCGTTACGAATACGTTGACAGCGCGCCATGTTTG